CGAAAACGGAACCTTGTATGTGCACATACAAGACGACGGCTCCATGGAGTGGAACGACGACATTAGCTAACCCTCGCCATTGCCCTCCGTTTCATATCGGTATACAGATATACCACCACCAACCACGCAAGGACCGACATGACCACAAACGCAATCACCCCCCTCCGCCCATTCTTCCTGTACTACGGGGGGAAGTGGAGAGCCGCCCCCCGATACCCCAAACCCCAACACACCAACATCGTCGAGCCTTTCGCTGGGGCTGCAGGCTACAGCCTGCGACATCACAGCCATGAGATTACACTGTACGACGCGGACCCAGTCGTGGCGGGCATCTGGAGGTGGCTCATCGATGCCACCCCCGACGATGTCCGGGCCCTACCGCTTATCGCACCGGGGCAGGACCTCCACACCCTGCCCGTCGAGGGCTCCGCCCGGGACCTGATTGGGTTTTGGCTAAACAAGGGGAGCACCCAGCCAAAGCGCACCCTGTCCGCATGGGCCGCCGAGTGCCCCAACCAGTTCTGGGGAGAGAAGATTCGAGAGCGCATAGCCAGACAAGTGGAGAGCATCAAGCACTGGAAGGTGATCAACCGTTCTTATCTGACCGCCCCGAACGTCGAGGCATCGTGGTTTGTCGACCCACCATACCAGCAGGCCGGGAAGTATTACCGGCACGGGGCCAACAGGCTGGACTTCTCCCAGCTGGGGGAATGGTGCCGCTCGCGGCGGGGGCAGGTCTTAGTCTGCGAGAACGCGGGAGCAGACTGGCTGGACTTCAGGCCATGGAGGAACATCAAAGCAAGAAAGGGCCAGAGCGCAGAGGTGCTCTGGACGAACACACAAGGAGCAAACCAATGACCACGCCAACCCGCGGCCGCGGCCGCCCACCACGCACCGACACCGTACGCAAGAGCATGCAGGTACCGCAGCAGTTCCGGGACTACGTCAGAGAACTGGCAGCCCATCACGGGGTATCCCAGATGGACGCAATCCTGTACCATCTGATGCCAATGCTGGACCCGGACAGGGTACCCGCACCCGCCGAGGTGGCCGACGTCTTCCCAGCTCTGGACGACGACGACCTGTTCCTTTAGCAAAAGAAACGCCGGGGGAGAACCACCCCCCCCGGCACCACCACATAAGGACAACCCCCAAAGGAGGTCCCGCATGGACTATACCCCCATTCCAGAAAGCACGCCAGAGGCACTCGCAGAGGCTGAGGCTGCGCTATTCCCCGCCGACCGCGACGGGCTGCAGCTTGTCCGGGCGAAGTTCCCCGGCGGAGAGTACCTCTCGACCGGCCTGTTCAGGGCCGAGGACATCACCGGCAACGGCCGCGGGCGGACCGTCGAGAACGTGCAGCGCATCTGCTCAGTGTTCTTCGACACAGACTTGGTCGGCCTCTTCAAGGCCAAGTACCTCGCCACCGGCAAGCCCTCCCTGGGATCGAGAGCAGCCGCCTGGAAGAGCGCCAT